CTGGGCGTTTCAGGCTACCCATAGGCCATATCGCTGAGTTACGGTCAGGATTTATCACACCGGATTGCCAGTGTACTCCACTTTGCTGGTGAGATACAATACCCATATGTGCAGGCAGTATGTAGTGAATGCCACTATATCTTGTCCTCCGTCAGCAAGCCGTTTCTCCTTCGGGCTGTCTGCACACCTACTTTGTTGACACCTATAAATAACCTCTGTACACTTCTAGTCTCATTCATTCTTGACGGAATCTTAAAATGGAAAAACATCACTTCTGGACGGCATTTTTTGCCGCGCAATCAAACTTCACTTCTCCCAAGAAGTCAGGCATTAACGGCTTTGCCAATGGTCACAAGTACCACAAGCTAGAAGACCTATTGCCTGCTGTACACAGCGTCTTATCTGAGCAAGATATATTCTTTCACTTTGAAGACATTAACTCTGATGAGACCGCTGGAACTCGAATATGGATGCACCATATGCCTAGCGGCCAACAGTTCACTCAGGACTGCGTGGTAGATAAGAAAGCGCGTGACGCGCAATCCTGTGGCGGCTGCTACACCTACGCAAAGCGCTATCTTCTCGCGAGCCTTTTTCTAATTTCAGATCCGAAATTGGATGATGATGCTGACCGCGCCACTCACGGTGACCGCAAGCAAAAGCCAAAGATTGCTTCTGACTCTCGCATAGCAAAGATCAAGAAAGACCTCGCAGAGATTAAGATCACTGAAGAGCGAGCCTTAAAACTTGTCGCAGCTGAGACTTGGATACTGAGTCTTGATCAGGCTGATCAGCTTGAAATGGCTATCATCAACAAGAAGGCTCAATGAACAAGACCGAAACTACCTGCGATGTCTGCGCGAAGTCTAAGCCGCGCAGCAATCGCTGGTGCAAAGAGTGTATAGCTTTGCATTGTTTGGCTAATTCTTTATGGAGAGTACGTTATGACCAGAGTGATTTATTGCGATCAAGGAAGTCCAGAATGGCATCAAGCGCGGTGCGGTATTATCAGCAGCTCAAATATGAAATCTTTGTTTACGAGTCGAGGCGAAAAGACAGCATCGGGCGTGAGAGAGACTTACCTGAATCAAGTGATAGCTGAGCGCCTTATGCAAAAGCCTATGGATACGTTCCAAAGCTACGATATGGAGCGTGGTACTTTGCTTGAAGCTCAGGCCAGAGCTAACTTTGAGATGTACTTGGACGTTACCGTTCAAGAAGTTGGTTTCCATATGCACGATGATCATGACATCGGATGCTCTCCAGACGGATTATTTACTCTTGATGGGAAAATAGAGACCGGAGTTGAAATCAAATGTCCAAAGGCAAACACTCACGTTAGGTATATGCGCTCGAAAAAGCTGCCTACTGAGTACATCCAACAAGTGCAATCCACCATGTATATCATGGGTTTTGACGTTTATTACTTCATGTCTTACCACCCAGACCTGAAGCCCATAATTATTGAAGTAAAACGCGATAATGAACTGATAGATAAAGCTGCCGAAATACTTATAGCAGCAGCCAACATTGTTAAAACTGAAACGGAGAAGTTAAATGAGCAACGCATTCACCACACTAACTAGTGTAAATAAGTCTAGCTATGATGACGGATACTACGGTCAGATTGACCCAACCGTCCTACGAGAGCTTGTAACAGCTCTGGAGAACGGTCAGGTATCTTTAAACAAAGGCGGCAAGATAGCCTTGAAAGGATGGAAGAACACTCCTGAAGGCGGCGGTGAGCCGTACATCTCAATGAAGTGGTCTAAGCCTATGGACAGCGCTCCAGCAGCTCCAGCAGCTCCAGCCAACTTTGAGGACATACCATTCTAATGAAGGTAATCAACCTAAAAGAAGAAGGTATCAAGAGAGTAGCATCGCGCAGCAAGTATGTTGTGCGATGGCTTGATATGGACGAAACCGAAGCTCTGTCGTTTGATGACTACGATGACATGAGGACTGCTTATCATTCCATTAACAGCTTCTTGCGTAAAAATGAGGATATGTACAAGGTGAAACAGTTCTCAGATCAAGGAGCAAGACGCTACTTAGTCTTGAAGGTCAGAGCATGAAGATAACTGCGGCAGATACTATGTTTAGTAAATGCGTCAGATCCAGAACTAACTGGTGCTGCGAAGCCTGCGGCACACAGTATGAGGAAGGATCGCAAGGACTTCACTGTAGCCACTACTTCGGGCGCAGAGCCTACGCTGTGCGCTTTGATCCTATGAACGCTTTTGCCCATTGTTTTGGCTGTCACCAGAAGCTAGGTAGCAATCCTGATGACTTCCAACGATGGGCAGAGGCTCATCTTGGCGAGCAGGCCATTGGCATATTGCGTGAGAAGCGTGAAAACATTGGTCTTGCTAAAGATTATAAGAAGAACCTTAAAGACGTTGCTAGGCACTACCGTGAGCAATTTGCACTCATCCAAGCAGCGCGAGCAGAAGGTAATGACGGAAGAATCGAATTCATTGGGTATATTTGATATGAGTATAAATGAAGGCCAACACTGGATAGTTAATTCAGACCACACAATGAAGATGTTTAAGGAGCATATGGACGAGCTGTATGCCAAGGACAAGTACCTAGTAATCAAATGGGCTACTGGTAAACAGCGCAGCTTAAAACAGAACTCCGCGCTCCACGTTTGGTGTCAGCTCATGGCTGACGAGCTAAACTCTGCTGGCTTGGGAATGGAGAAGGTCTTAGAGCATAAAGCATCCATTGATTGGACGATGGCAGGCGTTAAAGAACACCTGTGGAAGCCAGTTCAGGAAGCTATGACAGGCAAAGACTCTACAGCGGAGGCCGAGAAAGTGGACTACGTTAAAGTCTATGAGACCTTAAACCGTCACTTTGGTGACAAAATGGGCATTCATGTGCCATGGCCTGTGAATGAAAAAAGCAATCCTTGAGATAGATCCGCTATGGCGAGAGATTGCCGATGACAGCCCTGATTCGCTTAATGGACGGTCTGTTAATAAGAACTCCTATGCTACTGGAGTTATAGGCGAATTGGCTGTATCTCAGGCACTAGCAAGCCTCGGTATAGCGCACAGCCATGAAGATACTTATGACTACGACTTCCTTGCTGAAGGTATACGAATAGACGTAAAAACTACTAATTTTAATTATGGGCCAATAAAAAACAGCAACAACGCAATGCTGACTGACTATTTGCGGAATCAAAAATGCGATGCTTACATATTTGTAGCAACTTGCAAAACAGATAATATCGCAAGAATTATGGGTTGTTGCGCTAAGTTTTGGTTTTGGGAAACAGACTGCGGTAAGGACTACAAAGCAGGCGAAAAAATATCCGTAAGAAAGATAAAACAAGATGCTAGAATATTAAAATACAAGCACTTGACCAGTATCTACGGTTTGCCACTGCTTTTGGAGGCGTTGAAATGAAAAGAATAGAATTTGATATAAAGAGCCAAGAACAAATAGAAGAATGGCTTGAGGAAGTAGAAGGCAGAATGTCTGAGAATGACTTGAACTACATAGCTACCATTGCTTTTAACTTAGCCAATATGGATGAGTTCATATTCAGCAATGATGAGGTCTGTGATAAATTTCTAAACTATCAAACAACGCATTACTATGGAGGCGCTTTGCACTAAGTATTATGCATACTTTCCGGTCTCGATCATCTCAGCCAGTTCCGTAGCTCGGTTTCCTGTTTGCTCTGCAAAGCGACTATCTAAAAGCTGAGTTGCAGCTTCCTTATAATCAGCTCTTTCAAACGCCTCTATCATTTTGTGGAAACCACGAAACCTTGTCGCACCTAAACAGAAGAAAGCAGATATCACTGCTTCACTTCTAACCTCATCAAGATCGCCAAACCACAGGTACTCTTTGTTGATCTCTTTAACACATCTTACAATATCATTAGACAGAAGGTAGTCTATTTCATCTTCAGACAAGCCAATACCGCCACGGCTGTCCACGTTGCGTCCTACGCCTATTGTGTACCTGTTCTCAGTACACAGATAAACAAAATTCTCTGCGCCTTCGTGACGCTTGAGGATCTTAATTAAGTTTTTCATTACTTACCTACTTGCTTGACGCGCTCGTAGCTTCTAGCGCCAGCTAAACCAAGCATACCCATAAGCACCGGAAGCATCACCGTAGTATCAGCCTGTGGTACTTCTATGCCAAAAGGCGCAGCAAGAGGAGAAATAAGAAAGTTTACCGCAAAACCTGCTACGCAGACCCAAGCAGTTGCTGGCCTCCAAGAAGACTGAAACCAGTTGCCTTTAGCCTCTTCACGGTTGACAGCGATTTGCGCCAGCATGATTTCTTGATGGTGCTTATCAGCCATTGTAGCTATCTGGTGAGCAAGCTCGTTCTTCTTGTCTTTATCCTCAACAAACTGGTCTAAAAGATTTGCTACTGGGCCTATTAAAGACGTAAGCGAAGACAGCATTTAATTAACCGCTAAAGCAATAAAAACAATAACAGCCATAATTACTACTACAGTAGCTTGCTCGTCAGTTGCACCCATAAATTTAGCTTTAACAAACTTTCCTATTACTTTAACGTGTTTCATAATTGCTCCTTATTTGTCAGCTTTGGTATCAAGTCTTTTAAAGATCGCGCCAAGCATCTCTTTGATTTCGCGTATGTCATCACGATAATCTTCTTTCGCTACATACAGCATAGGTATGGACTTCATGTCAGCATCAATCCTATCCAATAATGCAAAGACTCGATTGACCAACCATCCAACAACAAATCCTGCTACGGCTATTGTTACGTTGAACATGACTTGATAATCCATACTACACCTATAATGTCAGGTCAGGGACTTTACGCGAGTCTCTGATTTTGTAAATGTGACGAAGCGCCTCTCCTCCGTCACGATGAAATGTAATTTGCGTCATCACGCTAGATGCTGAATAGCCGTGACTTGCGTGGTAAGAATCTGGAAAAGCCAACGTCCCGAAACTTTCCACAAACACACCATTATCCGTCTCTATCGCGTTCTGGTGATGGATATGACCCACTAGCCACTTGCGGTAGTTAGTGGACGACCATTGCTCAGGTAACATCCTTGGCAGAATCGCTGCTAGTTTAGGCGCTTTAATTTTATCGCCGTGGTGTACCGCAATCAAAGTCTTTCCAAATACCAGCGTATGAAAAAATCCGTGAGGATCTAGTATGTTGACTCTTTTCTCTTTCTGGTAATAAAACTTTAGTATTAAAGCTAAAGCAATAGCCGTGTCCGAATCGTGGTTACCTCGAGCAATAATCACACTGACATTCTTATGCTGTGATAGCATTCTCTCAATGGCGAAGATAAAAGTCTGCGCTGCTATCTCTAGCACCACCTCAATTCTTGTATCTACGTCTAACCGAGTGCCGCCAAAAGTAGTTCCTGCCGATCCATTGGCGTGTATAAAATCGCCCACGTTTACCAGCAAGGAATGCTCAGAAGCTGTAGATACACTTGTTAAGTAATCTATAGCCTCAAGATGAGACTTAGCCGCTATCTTGGTATCATAGTCCTGTTCCTTAGTCTCTCTAGCGTCAGCCCTCATGCCGAAGTGTCCGTCACCTATGACAATGCTAGGTAATAAGTCATCAGCAAACTTCTTAGTTTTTGGCTTGGCTTTAGGCTTGTACGGTTTAATACCTTTAACAAGACCATCAACAAAACCTTGTAGAGCTTTATCTCGCTCTGCCTCGGTCATAGTTCGTTTAGTCTTTAGCCACGCCTTCTCGCCATCGTCATTTGTCGTATAGATAGAGCGACCGATGACAAACTCACCTTCCGGTACGTGGCGTCTTGCATCCCAATTCTCACTATATCCAGCCGCCGCCGCAGTGTTCTTAGTGATAGACACATAGTCGCGCATGGTAGACTGCGAGATACCTAGTATCCCTGCCGCTCTTGCACTATTGCGACCACATTCTTCCCACACTTGCATTGCTTCACGATGTCGGTCTGTCTTTGCGTAGTCTACTAGACTCATTCAGGTTCTACAGGCCATGTAACTTCGTTAGGAAAGCCTTCTTGCTCTGGTATAGACCTAAGCAATGCACGATACGCAGCCCAATCTTCTTGGCTTATTGGAGCATCTGCTACCTGCGTCCAATCAGTCTCAGCAAGTTTAGCATCACGAGTAGACCTGACAGAAGACGCAGCGTCAGCATCTAGTCTAGCCTGATAAGCCGCCTCATGCTCAGCCTTGGTCGTTGTTACACCGTCCTCTGTCGTGTCAGCAAACATATCTGTTTCTGTGTAAGCCTCTACCCAGTTACCGTTTGCGTCCTGCACTGCACCGTTACGACCTACTTGTTTGTAAGCTGCGCTTGGCTCAGGCTTAGGAGCTGCGAGTACAGGATCTATACCTAAGAACGCGCAAGTGTCTGCGTCCCACACTCGTGGCAGTGATGTGTTGCTGTGCATTCTTCTGACTTCGCCTTGAGTCTTTAGCTCGCCAGTTGATTGAATACGATATTCCATGATTCACCTATGCTATTGCTAAGAAGATGTAAGAGCCGCCACTGGCGTTAAGCGCAGCAGGAGCAGATGATGTTACGGTGAAGCCACTAGATAGCGGGTCAATGTAGTCAGTGTTAGTGACTTCTGCGGCCGAATTATTAGCCAATACATACGGATCATTTCCAGACACTATGCCTCTTACGCTGTCATATACGTACCAATCGCCAGTAGCGTCAACACGAGTGATAAGGACAAATCTAGCACCTGCGCTAAAGCCGCAGTCTACGTTTAAATTAGCACCTGTGCCTGTGTAGCTTCCTACTTTGCTTACTCCCGCTAGTGTGGCAAAGAGATAACAAGCAAATGGGCCATCACTTTGGTTTCTCATAGTAAAGTTGGTGGCTGTA